TAATTTATCCAAGGGGTATTCCTCAGCCTCTAAAGCATTCTCCCCTAATATTGTCTTATCTGCGGCAATCGGCTTCAATTGATAACTATCAAACGTCCGCCCCTGGAAGAACTTCCTAAAGGCATCTCTCATTTCAAACGTATTCACTCCATTAATCTTCGCTTCTAACTGAGTCTTGTGCTCTCTTATTGACATATAACCCATAGGGCTAATCCTATTAGGATTAATCTTTAACCTATTACATCTCTCAAAGAACACCCTAAGGTCATGGCCGGCCACATTCCAACCGGCTACAACATCGGGGTCTCTCTTTATAATCAAATCCAACCAATCTTCCCACATCTGCTTTTCCTCTGAGTCATTCCTAGCAGTTAGTGAAATGATTTCATTTGGCTTATCACTAAAAGCCGTTGAAACACATAACGTGAGAAACTTCCCTTGCTGTACATCCCTGATAGTTGACCCTTCGGGGCTCATAGACTCCGTGTCTACGTAAGCAACCAACAGGGGCACTCTTTCAACCTCTTTTGATTCTTCAGCATCTGCAGGAAGTAACATATCCCCCTCAAGTTTAAAGGCGAACCGAATACCTCTATCTATAAGAAACCTCAATGGGAATAGGATTTTATCTTCATACACACTCTTATATCTCTTTCCATACTCGGCAACATCTCCAGGTAATCTAGCATCCACCCTAGTAACCATCTTTCCATCTATAGCTTTCACTGAGCTATACGTATGGTCTAACACCTGCTCCGATGGTACATAAGCATAAGGAGTGTGGTGCACAGCAAACACCTCCTTATTCCCTAAGGAGTCTCTACCGAAGACCCACACGTAAGGCCTACCATCCTTTACCGTATAATCGGCAGCAACTAATCTATACACTCTCGACAAAGTTTCTCATCCTTTCCAAGTTAATCTCAGCCAACTCTATCTGCTGATCGTCTAACACCATTTCAAAATCCATCTTCTCAGTGTTTACAACCTCAGGGCTAAACATCTGACCATGCTTCGCTAACTTAAAAGGCATCGAAGTATCGACACTACGTACCCTTGGCAATTCCTTACAACGGAGTATCTCCCTGGCGTTCCATAACCCCAACATATGTAACTTGGGTAATTCATGCTGGGATAAATACTCCGCTATAAACGCCCGGACAATACCTGACTTATCATGCCAAGAACCAACCGACACCCCTAGAATATCACTTGGGGTAATGTCCATCTCCTGACAACAATCTACATATTCAAAAAGAGTCTTTCCTTGTGGAACAGACATCGTAACAAAATTATAATTCCCCTTTTCATCATATCCTTTCTCTATCTTCCATCTCTTAAACTCATCATGTAAAACTATTGTCTCTTTAGCATTCTTCCAAGAATCTGGCGCCACAACAATCTGTGGTTTTAACTCTTCAATCACCTTATAATACTCATCTCTCTCCATCGGCGAACCAAATTCATAGGCGCCATTATCCAGGATAATCTCATGTCCCACAGCTATCTGTCTTTTAAAAAATTCCATCGTCTCAGGATACTTCCTAAGGTATTGTGCTATCACTAGGTGCTTTGGTTCATCTACCACTAAAGAAGTATACCGTACCGGAACTATACAGTAGTATAACATATCTTCACTTCCCTAATTTCAATCCGCAATTGGGACAAAAATCATAGTGTGGTGGATATTCGTTTTTGCACTTGGGACAAATTATAGTTACCATCGTTCTCTTTTCAGAGTGGCTATCATCGTGTGACATGGTTTCACTTCCCATTCTTTATTAAGCCAAGTATCCTATAAAGTTCATTTAAACCATACCACTCAATGAAACCCTCTCTAACTGTCGCTACAGTAAACCTTTTACCTTCCAATCCTAAATTCCCTTTGGACTTTTCCATAACCGCTTCAAAATTCGTAACACCTTCAACAACAACTTTCTGTAACAACACTTTCTGATACATAATCCCAGGCGTCCCCTTTTCCCAATCTGGGACCATTTCCCTAGTACTTAATACCCTTCTGGACTGCCCGCCCTGTTGCTCAGCCTTCCATTCCTTCAACTCTTTAAAATGTGTCGTAAAGAACTTCGCGCACTTCATCCGACGAAGGTTAAGAATAACAGTATTATACCTTCTGTTTCTACGGGCCCATTGCCAAGAGTCTTTCATTTGTGTATCTGGGTCCATTTTGAGGTCTTCGAACCTCATTACATACTCACACGTCTTCAGCAAAGTATCCAATCCATCCAAGATGACGGCGTGCAAATTCATCTCCTTCTCATGCTGCACGAGATACTTAACAGTAGACAATAGTTTGTTATACGAAGTAACATAATCTATCTCTTTGTTGGGGCCTATGACCATAGGATCTACAACAATAATCCCAGGGTGTAAAGAATGAAATGCCATCCTAATAGGATCAGCGCTTCCATCCAAATCCAACACTATTATCTTTTTCTCCGGCTCCAATGGCGCCCCACTCTTATCTTTTGCATAACAATCCATGGCAACCCCTGTCTTACAAACACCATCAACACCATAGAACGCCATGCAAATTATAGACGCCTCTGGCTTCTTCTCTGATAACCATCCCTCAACATCCTTATCAGTGAATTGCTGAGGCTTAGTCTCTGCATCATCATCCGTTGGTTTATTTCCCCATCCCTCTACCATCTCCATCACCTCCAATAGCTACAATAAAGATTGAGGGGGCATTGAACCCCCTCTAAAACCACATTACCGAACACTTGTTGCCTTGCGAGTGACTGCGGGGCCACCCTCATCCGGCGACAGCTTCATCTTGGGGTCGGCGTAAATGCCCCAGAGGTTCATCAGGTAGTTCTCCCTATCCTGGAAGTTCGACAGCTGAACCGTTCCTAAGGCTATCACACGCGAACCGGACCCAAAATCTATCAGCTTATGCAGATGTTCTGGGAGCCAGGCCGTCACACCCTCATGGTCCTCAGGGAGAGTCGCATCGCTTAACACGATCATCTTGTTCCCTGTCTTCTGGTTGGGCTCATTGTTAATATGCTGCACATCGGCCTCAACGAGAACCATCCTCTTGGGTATGGGCAACGTCGCCCTTGGGGCGTACCACTCAGGAAGCTTTCCCAGGTCGCTATGGACCTTACCAGCGCCCGGAACATCTCGCAGAGTTCCCATCAGATCGAATCCCGGAGCATTCACTTTTTCGAACTCGATATGACTATAGGGATTCAGCAGCACCTCATTCGGATCGGGCTGCGTCTGCTTAGGATTCGCCCTGAACTTTACCGGATTGAACATCGGTATATTAACCTTCCCTGCAAGGGCATCGTTGAACTGCATGGTGAACCAGCGGAAGGGCTGGTCCGGCTTCTCCCTGCATATTCCGACAATGTTTTGCAGATTGTCCGTATCCGGTAGGGTTTTACCATAGTTCCTGTTCGGGCTGCCATCATTCCAGGTCGGCTTATTATACAGCGGATTCCCATTCCCATCAGTGTACCCTTCGAGAACCGCCTTCTTCGGATCCTCCTGGAACAATCTCTTGGCTTCCTCTCTCTGCCTCGAAACCATATCGAATGGCTCCGAAGCGCCCAGCACAACTCCCTCGAAGAAGATGCTCGGTGATCGCAGTTCCTGCTTATAGAAGCTCTGCGTCGCAACGAAAGCGCGTGCCTCTTGGAGCTTGGGCTCCAAATTGGGAAGCTGCTTCTTGACCTTCACCAGGTCATCGTTGAAGTGCTTCGTCACGGCTTCAGTCGTAACTCCTAGCTTCTTTGAGCACTTGCCTGCCAAATCATCCAACAGTTTCTTCGTTTCCTTACTTGTTTCTCCATTCGCCATCAATTTCCCTCCTGTTTCTCCTCTTCCGAAACAACCTCACCGGATTCTGGTAGGGTGTTTACACCTTTCCATGCGTACTTTTCGTCGCCCGTTGGGGAGATTACCTTCAAGATTTGTACAAACAAAATATCTCCCTTCTCTATGCCCAGCCTCTCCCGTATCTTCTTCGTCACACTTATCTGAGTGTTCTGAGACATCGAGGCGTCGAATATCTCCCTTATTATTCCATCCGGCGGAGGCAACTCCGGTGATTTTTCCAGTCCCATTTCTTTCACCTCCAACTCTTGTTGTTGTCTTGGGATTATCTTTAAATATGGCTTTCCGAGTATATAAACTATTTGGACTGTCCTCCATAGTGATAGTCCCAAAGAGAGTCCATATCAATAGTCCGAACTGTTTGGAATTTCCCAAATAACAACAGTCCGAAAAGTATATATAGTACGACAGCGATATATAATTATGCTCGATTCTCCCAGGATTTTTGCTGTTGATGGTCCAGATGGTAGTGGGAAGACTTATTGGGTGGAGCATAATGTTTTTGATAGTAAGTACATTCATATGATTCCATTTAGTAGGAGATGGAGTGTAAGGAAGACATTTGTAGGTGGTCTCTTTGCAGAGTTTACTATGGGCGTGGAAAGATTTGTCAACAGTTGGAGGGCTAGGATTCTCGCTAGGTGGAATTCGATCATTATGGATAGGTGTTTTATAGCGGGAGAAGTATATGCTTCCTTTTGGGATGAGAAGTTTAAGACGAAGTGGTTCGGAAGGATTTGTAGGTTTTGGAATTGGACGATTTATAAACCATGGACAATCTTGATTTTTGTTCCTAGTCCTGGGAAAGCTAAACCCAGGAAAGCGTATACGGATATGGATATTCAAGAATTGAGTCATAGGTATCCTCTCATATTAAAAAGGTATGGATATTCAGTTAAAGGCAGTGTAGAATATAACTTTGGAGTTGTGCAAACTTGGCGAAAATGATGGAACCAATGGCAAAGGATTATCTCTTTATGGTAGATAGTAGGGAAAAGTTTGGTAAGACTAAGGCTATTGTTTTGCGGAAGGGTATTCCTCATGAGATTTCCGCATTGAATGCTGATTTTGTCCTTCGCCATAGAGGTGCTGTTCAAGAGGATGTAGTTGGCATAGAAAGGAAGAGTGTGGCGGACCTTGTCCAAAGCATTCAGTCTAAGAGGATATTTGACCAGATTGCGAAGTTGAAGCACAGTCACAAGATATGTTTCTTGTTTATTAGTGGGTCGTTGGAAGAATATGAAAGTAAGATGACCTTTATGAATTTTAACTTGAACAAGGCAGTCATATATGGGAGTATAGCTTCGATGATTGTTAGGGACAGATTGAATGTTATGTGGTTCCCCAATGATAATGCCCTGGTTGAAATGGCATATAGGATATGTAGGAAGATATCTGAAGGTAAGTGGGCTGAGGAACGTTCTATGGAACCTAAATACGAGATGTATGATCCTGTGAGAATGTTGTCGAATCATATACCTGGTATATCGCCCGAGAAGGCTAAGCTTCTCTTGTCTAAGTTTGGGACTTTGAGAGGTGTTGCAATGGCTGACGTTATTCAATTGCAAGCTATATTGGGTCCTGAGACCGCTATGTTGGTCCATCAGATTTTTGGAAAGGGTAGTTAAATGGCATTCTTCGAAAGTACGCTTAGGCATTTGGATAATTGTTTCGTTGCCCTTGCTACGAAGTTCGCTCCTTATTACATAATGGGAGTGTGCAATCATGTTATTAACTTGGAGAACCAGAAAAGGGAGTTTTACTATGAACATGGGAAGGTGGCCAATCTTAGAACACATGTCTTTATGTGTGCTCCGCCAGGGTTTACGAAAACATTGTATTTGGAAAAGTTTTTGAGAGGAGGAACTTCTATTGTTGGATGTTCTCCTCTGATACAATGTACTTTTGAGGGGAGTATGACTGAAGCAGCTTTTACTGGCACGGTTAAGGTTGTTAATGGTGACCCTGTAGAGGCTAAAGGGGCAGCTTATGATGCACGATACTCTATTCTCGGTGTTGATGAGTTCGCTTCTCTGACTAATAGTATGAGGCAAGAACATAGTGTCAATTTGGATAATGCAATGTTGACGGCTTTGGATACAGGATATCTTACCAAACGATTGGCTTTGGGAAAGATACAGTATATGACTCAGCTGACTCTCTTTACTGGTAGTCAGCCTATGAGATTTAACTTGACGAGTGGTCTTGGTAGAAGATTCATTTATATATGGTTTATACCCACGAGAAAGGAAGAAGATATGATAAGGGATATGAGGAGAAGAGCTAAGAGTCAGAAGCCCGATTTGACTTGGATGGATAAGGTCAGGCATGACTTGGAAATCGTTATCCAGAACTGTCAGAAGATTCAAAGTATCAACTTCCATGATAACGTATTTAAGGCATTAGATGAATTACACATTCCACACTTTGAAGAGGTATTGTATGAGAGGATGTCCATAGGGTATACCTTATCAAAGTTAGAGGGAAATTGTGGAGATGTATTAGAGGTTAGGATGACTGATGAGTTAAAGAATCTGTTTAAAGTTGCAAATGACTGGCGCGAAGAAATTAAGAAAGGGGCAGATACCTCACAAGTCTTCCAGATTGTTAAGGAGATGAACGGTGCGAGTGTTTCAGACATTAAGGTGAGATTAACTAACCTTGGGATGACTTATCAGCAGTCTTCTGAGGTGATGCAGTCTCTTCAACACCAGGCCCGAATTCGTTATGTGACTGATGCTCCTGTGGGGAATGGTCGCCCTCGGACACGGGTAATTGTTGCTGAGGAGTAATCAGCTCCCCCTTACGAAGGAGCATTTGCCTACGTTTCTCACCGCACTTGGCCTTGCAGAGGTATATTTCCACCTTCTTTGTAAGTTGACCGACATAAGGTATCTCCTCCTCAAACCTATACATATCCTCTCTCTCGAACTTCTTCCCACACCTATTACATCTAATCTTTGGTGGTAGAATATCTGGCAATTCTCTTTCGGGTAGTATCAACGGATTTTCCACACTAAACTTTTGTACACGGCGTTTGCATGCAGGGTTAAATTTAGAGTGCCCCAACTCCTTAGAAAAATCCTTATCATCCCCACAATGAAACCTATCCGAATTTTCATCATGCATCCGCCAAGCATTGTCAATATCTTTCATATATCCCCATCCCTATACTCACATTTCGAACACTCTACTCCAACACACTTACCATCTTCCCATTGAGAATGATGTTTAATTAATTCGGCACCACACTTTGGGCACTCATCCATTTATAAACACCTCGTTTGCCCAACTAGCTCGGGCCCCCTATCTATCTCTTCTAATATCCTCTGATACCTCTCTTCATCAATTACCCTTCCCATCATCTGACCCATACAATGTATACTAATAGCCAATAACTTAATCCTCTCCCCATTGGGCCTGACAAATCCCAACTTCTTAAAGGGAAACTGCTTACACATAGGTGGCTTTGTATCATCCCTACTGCAAAGACTATCTTTCAACCACTTACATCCCTTGTCATTGTTAACCATCTCCACTGGAAGTTTAATATGATCATTCGTACAGCAAACACCACAAGCTGTACAATCATATAGAGTCTCACCAGGTATGACAAAATTGGAGGTTAGGATAAACATCCTTGTATTGTCATCCAACCTCCCCATCTTATACCTCTCTACAAATTTGCAAGGTCTTATAGAAATATCCACTCTATTAACCTCTTTGAGAAAGGATTTCATCTCTTCATCCATTTAAACAACCCCATGAACCATGCTACAATCTTTTCCCAAAATGAAGGCTCCGGAGGAGTTCCTCCCAATGAATCTTTGCATGACCAGGCATCACTAAGATAGGGTTCGACGTAGTCATAGTGCAAATATCCATATCCTCCATCTCCCCAGATAACTCCCCAGGAGTTTTTGAACTTAAACAGGTGTTTACCATCGTCATATCCGACAAGACATATGGCATGTCCTCCAAGGTATTCCTCATCTGGTGTGGGCATCGGGACAACTCCTCCAGGAGCACTCTCAAATTTGGCATAGACATCAACTCCAACAACCAAAGGCCCATTTAAATAGATACTCTCCTTAATGGCATCAACTTCAGGATCCACTCTCCAATATCCCAATATCTTGAACGTTTGTGCAAGCTTATCTGCCTCTTTGCATGGTGAGCCAACCACATTCGGAATATACCTCCAACAGCTCTCAGGGCAAACCCCTCTCTTTAGGAGAACATCCATTGCACATCTAATATAAGTCCCCTCTCCGGGCTCTTCATCAATTGCCTTACAGCCCTGATATAAATACCTTTTGGAAAGGTC